AACGATTATTGAATATCCATCAGGCTATGAAGCACCTAAAGCTGATGCGCTTCAGGAAGTAACTTACATTAGAGATTTTATTGTGGCTAATAGAGCAGTTGTTGGCGATTACACAAGCATACAGAATGAAGTCGATGCACTATTAAGTATTGTAGAATCGACAATGTATAAGCTTACCTTTTTAGATTAATGCCAACTGCCCCGCTCAATACAAAGTGTCGGGAATTAGGTTGCAAGAATGAAAAGACTAGCCGATCCACTTTTTGCAATGAGCATGGTGGCGCTATAACAGAAAAAGGCCGAGAGAATAGTAAATTATATTCAACTGCCTTTTGGAAGAAACAAAGAGTTATTCAATTAAGTAAAAAGCCATTATGTGCAGCTTGTTTGATTGAAGGTCGAGTAGTTCAAGCTATTCATATAGACCATGTATTCCCACACAGACAAGATGACAATAAGTTTAAGGTAAATCTATTTCAAAGCTTATGTCCAGCGCATCATAGCCTAAAAACACAAGAAGAAAATGAAGGCAAGTATTTATATTATTCAGATAACGGATTAATTACTTATACAGACGCGGACTATGGCCAAACTATTAACCAAACAAAATCTGCGCAAGATATATAAAGCGTTATCATCATTGCCACCATTTAATGAAATGCGTGGTATGCCCCAAGCTCATCGCATAACATTTTCTGTAATAAATACAAACGAAGTAATGGGTTATTTTCATACTCATCCCATGCGAATTGAAATAGATAAGATGTGTGATACTTGGGATAAGATATTTGTAACTATGCTTCATGAGTGTTGCCATGTTTATTTATTTCATAATGGATATGACGATTACGATCAGCATGAAGAAAGATTTAAGAAATTAGCAAAAAGAGTATGCGATGTTTATATTGGACTTGATGTAAAGGAGTTTTAATGAATAAAGTTATAACATTTATATTGGCGCTTATTATTTCTAACCAAATATTTGCGGCCGATACTAATATCACTACAAATATGAAAGGCATGCCTGTTCCTTCAGCTATTGCGCCTTCTATTTCTACTATGAATCCTAAAATATGTAAAACAGGTGTAAGTGGCGGAGCTAACACAGGTGTTGTATCTATTAGCGGTGGATTTACAGTTGAAGATGAAAATTGTGCAAGAGTAGTTAAAGCCGAAACTTTATCTAATCTAGGATTAAAAGTAAGTGCGGTAAGTTTAATGTGTCAAGATGAAGCTACATGGGAAGCAATGGAAATGGCAGCTAGCCCTTGCCCATTCGGTGGCGCTTTAGGCGATGTTGCTAGACGCGCTTGGTTTAAACGACACCCTGAAAGATTCTATAAGTTATATGGTTCGGACTTTAAGCTTCCTGTTATTGCTGATAAGCAGTAATGCTTATGCTTGGTATTGCACTTATGTTCCTGACAACAACGGATACATAACAAATTTACAATGCTATGATATAGATGATGCAACTGCGCTTACAGGCTATTGGTGTCCTTATTATCCTAATGATCCAATATGCGCACCTTATATTCAGCCAGCTTGCACAGACGCTACAGAAACTAGAACCTTATCATGCCCTATAAATTATTCAGGTGCATTAAATCAGGTTAGGTATTATACTTGTAGCGCAAGTAGTTGGTCTGCTTGGCAAGATAGTTCAAATAATTGTGTTGCTGATCCGCCAACTTGTGTATCAACGACAGAAACAAGGGCTTTATCATGCGCAAGTGGTTACGAAGGATTAATAACGGAATTAAGAGTTTCTCAATGCTCCGATCCGTATGGTTTGCCAACTTGGACTGCATGGTCGGAAACATCCAATACTTGCAAGATGACATTAGACAATCAGGACAATGTAACAAGCCCTGTGAGTGTAATAAGCCCTATCAATCCGAGCGGAATACTCAACACAAGTGTTACGCCTACGATAACCGAATCTGTAATTGCACAGACAGATATTGTGCAGACATTTAGTAATGCATTAAATAGCACTACAAGCGAAGTCAAAAGCGAATCTAAAAAAGAAGATACCAAATCAGAAAATAAGAAAGATGTAGAGATTGTTCCTGGATTGGGAATAGTTTTAAGTTTGGCTTTATTACAAAGCCCAAACAATTTAACTCAACCGAATATGGTTGATTCTTATAATTTAACGCAGGAAAATGATTATGGACTTCAACAAGGAATTTATATGGGGCTTATCACTCAAACAAGTATTTCTGATAGGTTCAACGCTTATAGCAGTCGTAGGAACGCCGATTTATTATGGAATTACGACTTTCAACAAAATGCGTTCGGTCGTTGATTCATACGATGAAAGCAAAGTGCAAGCATTAGAAATACAAATGAAAGCTCAACAAGAGCGTTTACTAGCTATTCAAGATTCAAGCATTAGAATTAACGAGAAGGCATCAGACGCTATTGCATTGGCTCGTGAAACTTCAGCTATTGCTCGTGGATCACAAAGAGAAGTAGAAGCTTCATTATCAAGCGTTCGATCAGAGGTTAAAGCTCAAATAGATGGCTTAAACACTCAAATGAAAGCTATACAAAAATCAATGACTAACCCAATAGGAAATTAATCATGTTCTCATTATTATCATCAATATTAGGATTTGCTACTGCTGGACTTCCGAGCATTCTTGGATTCTTTCAACAAAAGGGTGATCAAGCTCATGAAAGACAAATGGCTCAATTACAAAACGAACAAGCAATGCGAATGGCTCAACAAGGATTTGTATCTCAAGAAAAGATTGCAGCAATTGAATTAGAACAAACTAATGCAGAAACTTATACACAAGAAAGACAAGCATTATACGAACATGATGCTAAACTTGTATCTGAATCTGCTCAATGGGTTAAGACGCTTAATGCAAGTGTAAGACCTGTTATTGCATTTACTTTTGTCGGTTTATTATTATTTGTAGATATAGCAGGATTTTGGTGGGCAGTAAAATCTACAGGTGGATTTACACCTGAATCAATGGATGCTATATTTTCTAGTGATGAAATGAGTATTGTTGGTTCTATCATCGGATTTTATTTTGGTTCAAGAACTTGGGAAAAAAAATAATTGAAGGTATCAAATAAAGGCATAATATTAATTAAACACCATGAAGGTATTAGGAATAGACCTTATCGTTGCCCTGCTGGGCTTTGGACTGTGGGTGTTGGTCATCTTATCGGTGATGGTAAAACGCTACCAGCGACATGGAATAAAACATTTACTAATGAGGAAATAGATGGAATTCTTAAACGCGACCTCAATCGTTTCGAGTTGGGAGTATGTAAGATGTTACCTAACCTGCGCCTTAAGCAATCTGAATTTGATGCTCTTGTTAGCTTTAGCTTTAATCTTGGTTTGGGATGTTTTCAAAGATCAACCATCCGTCAAGCGATGTTACGCGGTGATAAAGAGGTTGCTGGTCAATCGCTATTGAAGTATTGTAGGGCAGGTGGTAAGATATTAAAAGGACTACAAGTGCGCAGACAAGATGAATATAAACTACTAATGACATAGGATAAGACAATGGATAAGACAGAGATATTAAGAACTGCTAATGAGTATATAACTAAAGACAGACAATCAACGCATGGACAAGCAGAGGATAACTTCGCTAACATAGGAAGATTATGGTCGGCTTATCTCAATTATCCAATCACTTCTCAAGATGTTGCAATACTAATGACACTACTAAAGATTGCTAGATACAAAGGCAATCCATCTTATGTTGATAACGCAATAGATATGTGTGGCTACGCAGCATTGGCGGGCGAGCTAGGGCAAAGGGGTATAAATGAAATTAAGTAAAGGTGCTAACCTATTGAATAACTTAATGTTTTTGGGGGTCTTAAACGAGCAAGCGCGACCCCAATCTTTCACAAAAGGGGTTTTGAAAGGGGGGTGTCTGTAATGAGCGCAAGAATACCAGCCGAAGTCCATTTAATTCATGGCACTAAAGGCGAAAAAATGGGAACGCTCCTTCCCGAATCAGTTAAGCGAAGAATTCCCGAATCGGAGTGGATGGACAATCCTGATGCGTGGAGCAAAAAAAGATTTTACAATGAAACTGCCGAATATCTTTTTGAAGTCTATGGCATAGGTTCGGATCAAGAGCGCCATGCTCTTACTATGCTGACAGATCAGATTGACACCTATGTTGATTGCAATCGACATATTGCCGTTGAAGGTTTAGTGACTAGCTTTAATGACGGAAAGACTATTGGGCCATCGCCTTATGTTTCTATTCGCAAAGAAGCTCTCAAGCAAGTTATCCTTTTGATGAATGAGCTTGGTCTTACTCCAAAATCAAGATTAGCAAAACCATCATCTATGCCAAGTTCTACTTTAGGAAAATTAATGTTAGGACCACAGGTTAAGAGATGAGTTTTTTAATCGGAGTTCAATATGCTCAAGATGTAGTTAAGGGCAATATTGAAGTTTGCAATAATATAAAATTAGCATGCCAACGCTTCCTAAACTATATGGAAGATAAGCATTGGGAATATGAGTT